CAATGCGGTCGGCGTCGGCGCGTAGGGCGGCGTTTTCAATGCGCAGAACATCAATCCGCGCAAGCAGCGACTCCAGCGCCAGCACGCACTGATGGCGCTCGTAACTTTCCGTGCCGATCTGGTCGTAATACTGCGGATTCACGCGGGCGCGCAAGTCGGCGATAAGTTCTTCAATGTTCATTTGATCCTCACTTACAGCTACAGGGAAGGATGGCGCAGGCTTCGCAGCGGCGCTTTGCGGCATCAACAAAATGGTTTTCCCGCCAGTCACGACCCTGATAAATGCAGCTATCGCAGTAGGACTCCTGCGACAGCCCGTTGATGCGGCCACGGTTGGCGCAGGTGCGGCAGTCAGGCGCGACCTTTTCGAGGGCCTGCTCGGAATGGTCGGAAGATTGCGCCGGACGCCAGTGGGTCGGGAAATGCGAAAGAGGCAGCGCAGTGCTGAAGCAAAGCTGGAAATAGTCGTCTACCCCGCCGCTGACCCAAATGCAGTTTTCGACAACATCACCGGCAACAAGGCACTCGAACGGAGGCTCGTTATCGGCGGGCGCGTCATAAATCGCTATCCAGTCGCTCATGATTTCACCTCAGCGGAATGGTCGGCGGATTGCAGCAGGGCGTACAGCTTGTTAGCCGACTTCTGATACGGCCTTGCCTTTTCGTAACCATCGCGAGTGTTTTTCGCCCGGTGCAGATCGGCATACCGCTGAAAAGTGTCGTGCGCCTCTTGCATGGCCGCACGCCACTCATCCGGCACGCTAGGCGCAGTCGCTGCCTGTTGCGCCGCGAACGCCTCATCATTCCGGCGCGTGTCGTCGTCGGGCTGGAAGTGCGTGGTGACAATCGCAGCAGGCACAGCAGGCGCGGGGATGGGGTGGTTAAAGAACGGCACACCTGTTGTACGTTGTTTACGCACTATACCTGTGCCGTCTGACTTCCAGTAATCAAGATATGCCACAGGCTCCTGCTCAAGCAACTTCGCCAACTCGGTTTCCGCCGCAATCAGCGCATTCTGCAGCTTCTGGTTTGCCTCCAGCGCGGCCCCGGGGGCGGCGTAGAGCGGGATGTTGTAATGCTCAACCCTGCACGGAACTATCTCCCGCATGAACTGCGTGTTCTGCTTTTGGCCAACCTTAATCCACAGCTCTTTGACGCTGTCGTGACAGGTATCAACGCGCCCATCCTTGTCATGCATCCACGCCACCGGCTCCTGCTCCCGCAGCTTCGCCAGTTCCGCCGCCAGCGCGTCCCGCTCAACCGTCACCGATGCCAGCTTTGCCAGCAGTTGATTAATGTTTTCTCTCATCAAAATTCCCCGTTTTCTATGCGCGTCGCCGGGACGTGCCTGCATTTCCGCAGCATCGCGGCCTTCTTTCGTCAGTGCCGATACCAGCGCGGTCAGCCGGTCAACTTCTTCCGCCAGACTCGCAGCCTGGGCCATTGCCGCCGTCCGCCGGGCGTCATGGTCGCGGCACTGGTTCACAAGCTCGGCATTGCGCGCCTGAGCGCGGGCCAACGCGGCGGCCAGTCCATTGACGTTTTCGGCTTGCTTCTTCCACGCTTCCCACATATTGCGCACAACCGTGGAGGGATAGCGGTCAAAATGATACCGGAAGTCACGAAACCCCTCTGACTTCGCCCACGTTTCAAAGCTGTCGCGGATGCGGTCGGTCATAAATAAACTCCTGTTTATGCGGTAAAGACGATCTTTTCCCGCAAGCCCTTATTGATTTCAGCAAGCATCCCCTCGGCCCATATTCTCGCGCCACCTCGCGCATAATAGGCGGCTGCGCGCTTTGCGGCATCAATAAGACGATCTGCTCCAACCTTTTTAAGCCTTTCTCGCAGTCTGGGGTTTTTGAGGCTTGTTCCAGAGTTGGCATTGATGTAATACAGGCCGTCAAGCAGCATTTCATGCAGGATTCTTTCCTGACAGAGTTCGGCGGCAAGCCTCATCACAGACTCAAATGATTCCCTGTTTTCTCTTGCACGACTCATTGCCCATGCAACGCTTTTTATCTCCATTGCCTTATTTGCCGTTGATCGCGGAATAACACCAAGCTCCTGGAAAACGGAATCGACATAAATTGCCACCTCGTCACCAGCAGCGATGCTTGCCCTGAATTTGTCGATGCTGGATACAGGCTTGCGTCCGGTATTGGCATCAAGAAATCCACGCGCCTCCTGCTCAACGCTAACTGTTTCAAAAACAAGGCACGGAAGACGATCAATATCAGACCGGCTCTTGGCGGCGATAACACGGTGCTGCCCATCAATAACCCAATATTCACCGCCACGCTTTCCGACAATAATTGCCCCGCAAGCAAGCCAAGACCATGCCGACGCAATCATCTTGATTTTCGAGTCAATCGCATGGCGCTGATATGCCGGGTGCACTTGGAGCAAATGCTTGCTCAGGCTTATCATTTCGCCGGGAGCGTCCTTCACTGTCCATCCATAGCGTTCAACTTTTGTCACGTTCTGCGACTTCTTGCCGAAAACGGTTGCCATTTCGCTCATTTCCTTTTCCTCGGTCGGTTGGTTTTGTTTTTCAGCGTCAAATTTCAGCAGCATTTCCAGATACCTGCCCATTTCGTCACCATGAGTCGAAATCGGATTGAATGCGGTCGGTCATGGCGTCACCTCGATCAGCTTGTTGAGATACCACCGCGCCTTTTCCAGCGACTGACGTCCGCCCTTTTGCTGATACCGCCAGACGTACTTCACGACATTGCCGCGCAGGTAGCCGCGATATTCCTCGTCGCTCATCTGCGCGCTGATGGCTTGGATGCACTCAATACCATGATCGCCCTGATAATGCGCCGGGCTGTTTACGTCGTCTGTCATTTCGTATCCCCCACCATCTGCCGGATCACCCGCTCCATAATCGCCGCCCGCTCATCATTGGGCACAAGGTCTGCCCGCAGAGCCTCGTAAACGTAATTCCCAGGCCACCCGCACGCACGCTTGATGGCGGCCTTATTCAGCCCGTGAGCCTCAATCAGCCGCACCATTTCCGCACGGGCTTCCCATTTGCGCTTGGGCAGCTTGAACCGCTCGGCATTGGCCGCGATGTAATGCACCGCCTCCAGGATGGCGCGCAGGTATTGCTCGGTTGCGCCTTTGGCCCCTCGCAGCACGTTACCGACATGCGCGGGCTTGATACTCAAATGCTTGGCAATATCGCAATGCCTGACAGCATTGGCGGCGATGAGCTTGTTTATCGTGCGCCTCAGGTCGGCGTGCTGGCTCACGTCCAGCAGCGGACGGCCGCGGCGCTTGGGCGGGCGCAGGACGGACACCGCGCCGGAGTTGAGCACCAGCAGCGGATTACCTTCCGCTGTGCGCCGCTCGATAGGCACGGTCTGCACCGGCCCGGCCTTGCGCTCAAACTCGGCCATCTGCGCCCACAACTCGGCGCGGATGGCGTCATTGTGGGCGCAGTCGTGCGCGTGGTTTGAAACGTAGCTCATTTTCGTGCTCCAAGCATGGCGTCGGCGAACTCATAGGCTCTGGCGGCAACGCACGAAAGTCCGTCTTGCTTGTCCCACTCAAGATCAAGAGGCTCATCTATTCTGCCGATCGTCATCCTGTATTCCTCAAGAGCCATAGGCATCGCCTTTGCGGCAAAATAATCGCGCAGGGTCATGCCCATTTCTGTATCTGCAATCTGCCCGCTGCGATCGGTCGGAGTTACCGGAAACGCCGGGCCGCCTGTTTCAATCGAAGCCGTCTTCGGGGAATCATTGACCGGATCTCGCTTTGACATAAACTCCTCAAAACCACGATCACTATTCCATTCGCCGCGAAGATACAGGCCATGCGCGGCAAGGCAATCCCTCACCTCAGTCACGCCTTTTTTTCCCATGTTTGGAAGTGAAGCGACCTTAATGTAAGGAAGGCTAACCAACTGCCCTACGGTAAAAACCCCAGCCCTGTTGAGCGCATTCAATGGGCGCAGCGTTAACGTCAAGATGTTAATTTGGCTATCCGGTGTAATTGCGCTCATTTCTCCACCTCCAGCAGCCGCGCTTCCAGGGCGCGGATTTCGGCCTGGGCGCGGTCGTTGGCTTTGCGCAGACGATCAATCTCCGCAATCAACTCCAGCACGGCGGCAGGGTTGGCTGCGGCGATGTAGGCCGCATTTGATTTGCTGGGACGACATGACTCCGGATCAATAATGTCTGCTGCAATAGAAACATCATCGCCATCAAGCCGAACAAAGTATTCCGAAATAATCGCTTTGCCATTGTCTGCTATGCATCCGTGATCATATTCCCACGGCCCCGGCGTCGCAGCCTCAGCCAGCCGCTTCAGTTCTTCGATGTTCATGCCGCATCCTCCCCGCCAACGGCCTTCAGCGACGGACGGCGGCCGGTGTTCTCAATAAACCCGCTGCCCGTGCCGCCGGTGACGCGCATGAAATCCACCTCGGCCTTGGCGCTGTTTACCACCACTTGCGCCAACTCGGCGGCCACCTTGGCGCGATCAAGGTCAACAACCGCGTCTTTGTCGTTCAGGGTCTTGATCATGTCGATCAGCGTGTTCCGCAAGTCTTCAATCTTGTAGCTCATGGTCTTTCTCTCGCTCGGTAATCAGCCGGGACAGTCGCGCTTTCGTCGAGATCAGCGCGTTCAGTTCCGGCGGCAGGTTGTGACGGGTATTGCGCCGCATCAGCTCGGCGCGGGTAATCAGTTCCAGTCGGTCTATCGTGATTTCGTCGGGGTCGGTGCTGGCCATGCCGGGCCTGAACACCACGGCATGGCCCTTGGGTATCGGGCCGTTGGCGGCCTCCCACACCAGCCGGTGGACGCCTATCCAGCGCCGGGCCGGGTATACCCCCTGATCATCAGAAACCTTGCGCTCCAGATAGCCGTCGCATATGCGCAGCGACCCGACGGGCCGGTAGTTGCGCGAGTCCTCCGGCTTGCGACCGGCTTTGAACTGGGTGCGCTGCGTGTTCGGGTGATTGCCGGTGCTGCCGGGCATTCCCTTGTTCCAGGTTGCGTGGTTCGCACTGAAACGACTTGCCGCTCCGGCCCTGATCAGGATGGGGCCGTGAATCCGGCTCATAAACTCCGGTGATTTTTTCAGGCCCAGCTTGTTGGCCTGGTCGTAGATGCCGCCAGCCGACCGCCCCATGTCGCGGGCAATGTCGGCGGTGACTTCATTGGGGTAGCGGCGAGCCAGCTCGGCGCGTTCGGCTTCTGTCCATGGACGGCGGGTCATGCTGCCTCCTTCACATCGGCTTTCCAGCCCTTCAGCAGCTTGCTCAGCGCATCAATCACGTCCATCCGCATGTGCCAGCCGATAGCCGTGCTGATTTGCGGGGCGCTCTCGATGGTCTGGCGCACGAAGGCAATCATTGCCTCTCGGTCAGGTTTTGCGGCCTCAACCTCTGCGGTGATGCGGCAGAGGGCGGCGTGTTGTGCGGTCATGGCTCTAACCCTCGAAAATGACGCCCAGCTCGGTGGCGGCATAGGCGGTGACTTTGGTCACGTACTCGGCAAACTCCGAGACGTTCAGTTTTGTGGTGGATTCTCCGGCCTTTGCGCCGCCGGGCAACTCAACAAGGCCGATGAACAGGCGCTTGAACTGCTCATGCCAGACTTCGTCGCTGTAGCGCCTGCCGCCCACCATCGCCTGCTCGGAAACTTGCCTGAGTAATGCCCAATACAGCCGGTTTTGCTGGGCGTGGCGCTTGTCCTTGTGCTCGGCGACGGTGACGGCCAGAGGCTTACCTTGTGCGGCCATGGCAGTCCAGTTATGGCGCAAGTAGGCGTACAGGGCGCGGCATTGTGATTCTTCGCGCAGCACGAACTGGCGCATTACTTGATTTCCAGCTTCTCGTTGCGCTCAAGTCGGCAGCCGGGGATTTCCTTGCCGTGCTTCAGCGCCTCTTTCAGCGCCACCTTGTTCGGCTCGGGTTCCGGGTAGCGCAGGTATTCGTCAGGGATCAGTGCGCCCGGTGCGATCTGTACCGACTCCGGGCACTGCGTGACGCTGATAACGAAGTGGGGGAATTGCATCTTTGTCACCCCGGCCAACTTCAGGCCGTGAAACAGGTAGTTGCGCAGGCGTTCTGCCTTGGCGATCGCAGCCTTGCGGCGCTTGTCCATCGCGTCCTGCGCTTCCTTGATAGCCTTGGCTTCGGCCTCCAGGTTTCGCGCCCAACTGGCAATGTTCAGACACTTGGTATTCAGGTCGCCTTCGATCTGGTCAACCATTCGCATGGCTTCTTCCAGTTCATCGGCGGTGCATCCGTCCTCCTCCATCTGTGTGATGATGGAGAGGGCTTGTTCGTAGGCTGGGGCCAGGTCAAAAAGTTTCATGCGTGTCTCCTGGCGCATCCGTGCGCCTTGTGTGCGTCAGAAGGGAAGGTCATCGTCGAAATCGGCAGGCGCCTGATGATGCTGCGCTCTGGGCGCACTATGGCTTGCCGCCGCCTGCGTCTTGCCGCGAGCATCCTTGTCGTGCAGTCCGGCCAGCAGTTTTTCCAGGGCCGCCGGCTGAGCGACCTTGTCGATGATCTCTGACGCGGTCTTTTCTGTTTGCGCATGGAAGGCGGCAAAGATCAGCATCTTGGTTTTGTCCTTGCCGTTGTATTCGCTGATTTCCTTTTGCAGCAGCAGACCGATAGGCTTGTTCATAAGGTCGCCATACGCCTCAATGTTGGCGCGAACCTTTTGCTTGCTGTCGTAGTCATACTTATCCACCACCATCGGCTTGGGCTGGATGCCGCGCAGCGACAGACAGGTCATGATGGCGTTGATCATATTGATTCCTGAGTACGGCTCACCCGCGCCGGAGTGCGTCCAGACTTGCAGCGTACACTCCTTGCCTTCGTCGCTCATGAAGTCAAACTCAATGCCGCGAGACCCTTTCGCCTGGCTGATCATCAGTTCGGCGCGGGTAAACTTGCCCTTGTACTTGCCGGTTTCCCGGATGTACTTGCCAATGGTTTCCGCGCTCTTGGCTGCGCCGGTATCCAGCGCATAACCGTAATCGGTTGTCATGTCGTCACCTCGTTGTTGCCGCGCTCAGGCGGCTTGGTTGACGAGACTGACGGAATCGTCAATCTCGTAGAAGTCTTTGATGGCCTCATCAACTGCGGCCAGATCGTTGGGGATATAGTCGTCAGCAAACATGCCTAGTGGCGTCTTGACGGTATCGTGGCCGCTGTTGTGTGTGCTAAACAGGTACTCGCCCTGGTTGACGCTGGTGCGCATCACCATCGTAAACATGCCCTCGATGGTGATCTTCTCGTCCAGCAGCTTGCCGATGGTTTTGATCTTGACGCTGCCGTCCTCGCTGCTCTGCGTGTGCGAGGGCATGTAGACTCGCTTCACGTCACCGGCTTGCGCTGCGGCATTGATGATGTCCCACACGCTGCGGGCGATCTCGTTGTACTTGGCAAACGCGGCGTTGCCGGACTCCTTGTCCAGCACGCGGCGCATGAACTCGTTCGCCATGATGTACTGGAAGTCATCAATGATGATGACGGGGGAGTGCGTGCGGCTGATGATCCTGACAATGGTTTCGCTCTTGTCAGTCACGAACACATTGCCTTCCTTGGTTTCCGGGTTGTACCGCCGCCAGCCAGCAGAACGGAACGGCAGGGGCTTTTTCACGGACTGAATCAGAACGCAGTGTTCGGGGTTCAGGTTGCGCAAGCTGGTGGTCTTTCCGGTTCCAGATTCACCGAGGATTAATACTGGATAGCTCATGTTGTCGCCTCGTCATGTCGTGGGTTGCTGTTGTTAAGCGGCCTGGTCTTGCTCCAGATGCGCCGAAATCTCACGGTCGCGGCTTGTGTTGTGCGCCATGCGGATGGCGCTTTCTGCGTGCTCCAGCGCCTGTTGCAGGCCGTCGGCAGCCGCAGCATTGAAGCGGTCAACACCGTCCCATTCCTCCGCATCTGCCGCCTGTTCAGCGCGCTTAAGCAGCCCGGCGGCGTTGGCCAGCATCCGGATGGCGTCGTGAATCTGGTGGTATATTTCCGGGTCAGCCCCGGTCGGTGCGTGATATGCGTGAATGCTCATCTTCGTCGCTCCAGAAATAAACCAGGGTTCCCACCAGCAGGGCGATGAGGTAGGTCACAAGGCCGCCCAGGTACACCCAGGAAGCCACAATGGCAAACGCCAGAAAGGCGCACGCCAGAAATACGGCGGCTGCCGTCAGCAAGTCGGAGGCGGTCATGCGGCCTCCAGCGCCATTTCGCGGCGGGCGATTGCGGCTTCCGTCGCTTGCCAGATGCGGCCTTCCTTGAATGCTTCCAGCGCCGCGCCTTCGACGAACGATTGCAGCTCGTCGCTGTAGGCGATGACAGCGCCGATGTCGTCTCCATTTGCCGTCAGCACCTGTTCGATCTCCGCAGACTCGCTTTCGCCGGGGCTGTCCCAGCTCGCGGCCTCGCCCGGCCAGTAGTTGCCTATCACCTGAAGCTTCACGCCGTTCAGGTCAATTTCCACATGCAGGTATTCCATGTCCGTACCCTCGTTGTTTGAACAAACAGCGCAGCACTCGGCTTTCGCCCCTGCACCCGGCAACCTTCAGGCGTTGCGTACCATCCGACGGAGTGCTGCTGTGTTTGGTCAATCGACATGATCAGCGGCTCAGGCTTCCCACCATTTGTTCTTGCTTGGCCGATCATCACCGCCGCATTGCCCGGTGCCGCCTGGTCTGTTCCCGACATCCGTATCGGGGCCGCTGTCGTTTATCTGTCGGCCCGCGCGGTGATTGGGCTTAGTCCGGTTTGAGCCGGGACAGGCTGTGTTGCTGTGGCTCAAATATCGCAAATGCGTTATTGGCTGTCAACGCTTTTGCGATAAATATTTATCGGATATGCGATACATATAAAGATCGCTTTGGCGATTGCATGAATATCGCATAGGCGATAAGATGCAGGAAGAAGCAACTCATTGAGGTTAATGAAATGAACTGGCAGCAGATGGTTAATGACCTGCTGGATTCCGGCCTTACACAGACGCAGCTTGCCGAGCTGCTCAAGACTTCTCAGGGGCAAGTGAGCGACATGGCGAACGGAAAACGCGGTCAGGAAATTACATGGAGACTTGGCGAAGCCATCAGAAAGGCCCACCGCAGAATCCCGAAGAAAGCACAGGCCGCCTGAAATGTAGGATTGGCAGGGACTGAACCGGCGGGAGAATGAAATGGAACCGTTTCTGACTTACTTCGTGCTGTCCTGGATCGCCGCCTTCGTGCTGGCTCGGGGGATTGCATGAACAACGTGCTGCTGATGATCGGATACACCGTGCTGGCGCTGCTGGTCGCGCTGTGTGTCGCGGCAATGATTGTGGGCAATCGGGACGACGATTGGCCGGAATGAGTTGTGATGAGGTACGCCACGGGGAGAGGAACGGTAAGCCGGTAGAGCCAACGGACAGCATCACCGGCAGTCGCAGCGTTATCTGTCCAATCCGGACTCACCGGCAGGATGCGGGGGAGGCGTGAAGCGGACGAGTGACTCGCGTAACGAGTCCAACGATCAGCGCCTTGTTATGACGGTCAATGTTGGAAGCATCACACCGTCAGCGACCTACAACAAGGGCAAGGTGCTGATC